TTGCAATTGCAATATTTGGTTCAATACCTGTAAAAGCATGTAAAGCATCAAAAATATAATTTTCTAATTTGTTTTCCAACCATTCTGCTGTTTCTAAATCAAAGTCTTCTTTTTTACAATAATAATCAAAATCAAAGTTATATCTATTAATATCATTTATTACCTCATAAGTGGGTTTAATACCATTATTCAACCGATTAATCAAGTCATTTATATTGCAAGTCTCAAAAGCATCTCCAAAATAATCATTGCGAATTCTAATTTCCATTCTTATAGTTAATATAGAGAAAAAAATCTTTATATCATTTTTTTTTTAATATAATAATTAAGCAATTTTCCTAAATATTATAATAGAATTTTCAAAAACTCTTTTTGAACTTTTTTCCAAGCATCATACTTTTGCTTGGATTTACGGCAGATTTCATTATATTGTTCTTTATTATTCTCTCTCCACGAGTAGATGTGTTTTTTATTTTGTTTATAAGACGGCGGGGACATTTCCTTAATATATTCTATACTAACAATTTATTTTTAAGTCAATTTTTAATTAATTAAAAAAATTTGTTTGTTCAAATAATATAAAAAGAATCTATAATAATTATATAGATGACCTACTTAAGAGGAACAGAATATTATTGCGACGATGATGATAACAATTATTTATTTTATTTGTTAGTTATTGCATCTGCTATATATGTTGGATTGAATATTAAAATTAAAACAAATTAAGGAATTATTAAAATTAAAATTAATTAATTTCGTTTAAAACTACTTAGAGAAAATATATTAGAATAGTATATATTAGATGGAATTAGAACAAAATAGAAAATCCAAAGATTATCAAAATGGAAAAATATATTGTATTCGTAGTTATCAAACTGAATTAATATACATTGGTTCAACTACACAGCCACTTTCAAAACGCTTATCATTGCATAAAAATAATTATAAGCGATGGACAATAGCTAATATTGGATATATATCTGCTTTTGAAATACTTAAGTTTGATGATGCATATATTGAATTAATAGAGGATTGTCCATGCAATTCTAAAAATGAATTAGAACGTAGAGAGGGTCAATTAATTCGTGAGACAGAAAAAGTTGTAAATAAAAATATTATGGGACGCTCAATTACTGAATATTACCAAGATAATAAAGAACAAATATTATCACATCAAAAAGAATATTATGAGGCACATAAGGAACAAAAAAAAGAATATTACCAGAAAAATAAGGAACTTAAAAAAGAATATTATCAAAAAAATAAACTCAGAATTTTACAATATCAACATGAATATAAAAAAAATAAATCTAAACAACTTAAAGACGATAGAACATTATAGTATATAACAGATGGAAATAGCAAATAATAGAAAACCAAAAGATTATCAGAATGGAAAAATATATAGCATTCGTAGTTATCAAACTGATTTAATTTACATTGGCTCAACAACTCAGCCACTATCAAAACGATTATCAACACATAGAGGTAATTTTAATTGTTGGAAAAACAATAATTATCATTTTGTAACTTCATTTGAGTTACTTAAATATGATGATCATTATATTGAATTAATTGAAAACTATCCTTGTAATTCAAAAGAAGAATTAGAAAGACGAGAAGGAGAACTTACACGAGAATTTGCAAATGCCGTAAATAAAGTTATACCAGGTAGAACTAAAAAACAATATTATAAAGATAATAAAGAATGTATTTCAGAATATCAAAAACAATATCATAATAATAATAAAGAACAACTTTTAGAAAAACAAAAACAATATTATGAAGAAAATAAAGAACAACTTTTAGAATATAAAAAACAATATTATGAAGATAATAAAGAACAAATTTTAGAAAAACAAAAACAATATCATAATAATAATAAAGAACATATTTCAGAATATAAAAAACAATATCATAATAATAATAAAGAACATATTTCAGAATATAAAAAACAATATTATGAAGATAATAAACAAAAAATAACTCAAAAATATGAATGCGAATGTGGAGGACATTATATTCATTGTGGCGAGGCAAGACATATAAAAACTAAAAAACATCAAAAATATATTACTAAAAAACAACTTAAAGACAATGCAACTATTTAATATGAGCAGTAACATCGCTCTATTAAGACCACCATCCATTTTATTTTAATATTATGTAACACCTATCATAATATTAAACCAAAGGTAGCAGTGCTTAAAGTTGGTTAACATCTATTATTTGTAAAAATCCTTCTCTAAATCTATTAGATGGTTGTTCATTCATATCAATAATCAATGGTTGCATAGCATCTCGTGTGGCAAAATTATAAATAGCCAATAATTGCTCCTTTGTAACACCTAAACCAAACTCTGATAATATTATATTAACCTCTCGTTGTCCTGATAGTTTCAATAATACCATATAATTACAGTTATTTCTTATCATTTTTGGTATTCTAAAATAGCTCTGACTTAAAAAGATGCAACTTACATTTAGCTTTCTGGCTCTTAAATAATATGTGGAAACCATCGTTAAATCCTTACTCAGAACCAAGTCATCCCAAACTACAAGATGGTTTGCATCTTTATTAAATTTATCAAGTGGAGGAGTGTTAGATAATCCCTCTTTAATAACAATTTGGTCTGATTTGGATTGAATCCATCGGTATAATGGCTCATCTGCATTTGCAGTTATTATATGTATAGATTGAAATGAGCCTTTGTCTCCACTTGAAAACAAGTGTAGTAAATTAATTAAAAAATTCGTTTTGCCTGAACCACTTGGAGCTACAACACACATTCTGAATGGTAATTTTAAATGATGCAAATGAAAATTTGGGTTTTGAACAGTGTCAAGAAGTTCCTTTGGTATTTTCTCATACATGTTAGCTACTCTACCTCCCTCCATACCAGCCAATAATTCAGGCTCTTTATCTTTTTTCTTTTTAGGTGGCATTATATAATTAAGCAAATATTATTTTTTTTGTAATGAAAACTGATTTTTATAATCTTTTCTTAATATATATTAATGTCTAACTACGATCCACCGAAAGAAACATTACCTATATTTGACCCTGCAGTATTTGCAACAGGCGACGAACCTTTGACATATAACATTGCAGTTAAAAAGTTTTTAAAATATCCATCAGCTCAAGGAACTGAAAATTTACAAGCAATCAATGTTAATGGCATATCCACTTTTAATGCTGCCTCTAATTTTAATGAACCTATTAGAATGACAAATATTGCAAATCCAAAAAGACAAATATTTTCATCTAATTATTCATTTCTATCATCATCAGATAAAGATTTAACCGTTGGAACAATTTACAATTCTAGTGCTGATTTCTATTACGATAATGATAATAACAACGGCACTCATATTTTTCGTAATAAAAATGGAGCAGGAACACAATCAACTCCTTTACGAATTAATAGCACGAGTGTTGAAATGAATTCTCCTTTAGCAATGACATCAGCAACAGCAGTTAATAGAACAATACAAACAACAAATTTAAATGTTACTAACACCAGCAATACATCAGTTGGTATAATATCGGGTTCTGCTGGTAGCATAGTTTATGATAATAATGTTGATAGTGGTAACCATCAATTTAGAACTCAAGTAGGAGGTGTTGAAAAAACAGTTTTAATATTAGATAGCAGTGCTGTTACTGCTACAAGTCCATTTATTATGTCAAACACTATATCAAATAATAGAAATGTATCAACCTCTATTTTATCTATTCAAGACTTATCTGCTTCGGCAAATCCGCCTATTACGGGTAGTATTACAACGGCTTCAACAAATATTAGTTATACTAACAATAATAATAGTGGAGCACATAATTTTGTTGTTAAAGATGGTTCAGCAATAGTTCAAACTCCATTAACACTTAATTCAAATGGTTTAATAATGAATACAAGTGGAAATTATATTCAGTTTCCTGATGGGACGCAACAAACGACGGCAGCCATATCTGCTCCTTTAAAAACTTATACTGATTATATTCCAGCAGCGTCTCCTAATTTACCAAGTAAAACAGTGACAATACCGCCAAACTGCTATGCTATTGATATTCAAGCAATATCGGGTGGAGGATTGGCTGGAACTAACGTTGGAACTTTTAATGGAGGTAGTGGTGGTGGAGGTCAAGTTATCAGCAATACAAGTAAAATTGCCGTCTCTCCAGGGCAACAAATTATCATTTATTTTGCTACTAGTGCTGGTAATAATTTTATTAGAGGGGAAAATGTTAATAATTCAGTTTTAATAAGATCACCTGGTTCAAATGAATTAGCAAATACTATAACTGCAAGTATTCAAGTAACAGGAGTTTTAACATCTTTTACAAATGTAATAGGAACAATGAAAAATGGATTAAATGGTGGAAATGCTACATCAGTATCACATGGAACTGCTGCTGGTGCTGGAACTGATTTCCCTGACTTTAATGCTTGGGCTTGTAACTGGACATCTTTTAAAACTACTGCTGGTTTTGCTGGTGGTCCTACAACAGTAACAGCTGGAGCACCTAGAGGTTCAAAATGGTTGCTTCAGGGTTATGGAATGGGTGGTGTTAGCACTAATATTGCTCCAAGCACACAAGCTGGTGTTGCTTTAGTTATGATTACATATTACATTGGATAATTAATTAATTTAAGAAAAGTATTTTAAAACATTTTATTTTATTTTATTAACATATAATATAATGGCTACTTTTATAAACGATTTAATTTTAACAAGCGATGATACTTTAAACAAATTACAAATTGTAACTAATCCAACGATAACAATAGGGGGAACAGATTTAATAGCATCAACAGCAAATGATTTAAGAATTACAGCAGCATCTATTCATAGTTTAAAATTAGGTGCAGGTGGTTTTCCAAATCAATTAGAAATATCTACCGCTGGTGTAGCAGTTTTTAATGCTGCTGCTCCTCAAACATCTTATGCCCCAACTGTAGGAAATGATTTATGTAATAAAACTTATGTAGATAGTCAAGTAGGAGCTTCTAATGCCTCTACAATTGATATAACTAATACTTCTACAAATGTAAATACTTTTTATCCTACTTTTGTTAGTTCTTCAGGAACTAATCAAACTTTAAGAGCAGATACAACTGGAAATGTATTATCATATGTCCCTAATACATCAACTCTAAGTGCTTTAGTGTTTAATGGTAATTTAACAGGTAATGCTGATACTGCAACTAATGCTACTAATGTAGGAATTACTAATGCGTCTTCTACTGTTGGAACTTTTTATGTTCCTTTTGTTGATGTTACTTCAGGAAACGATAATATTAAAGTAGATACTGGTTTAACTTATAATGCTGTTTCAAATACTTTAACAGCAACATCGTTTTCAGGTAATTTATCAGGAACAGCCACTAACAGTAATAATGTTTTAGTAACTTCTGAATCAACAAATAGTAATTTTTATCCTACATTTGTAAATGGAACATCAGGTAATAGAGCAATAGATGTTAATAGTGGTTTATTTTATAATCCAAGTAGCAATAATTTGACAGCAACGACTTTCACTGGTCAGCTTGTTGGTAATAGCACTGATTCAACAAATACTTCTAATGTTAATATAACAGCTGTAAGTGATAATGTAGAATATTTACCTACATTTGTTAGTTCATCATCAGGAAACAATGCTATAAAGGTAGATGCGAGTGGTTTAACTTATAATCCATCGTCTAATGTATTATCATTAGGACAATTGAAATATCCATCAGGAACAAGTTCAAACATACTAACAAGTGATTCTACAGGGTTATTATCATTACAACCGCCCCAAAGTGTATATACAAATACTTTATATGTTAATGATGGAATTACTGATATTCAAACAGCCATAAATAGTGCTACTCAAGGAACTCAAATTATAATGAGTCCAGGTTCATTTGGAGGAGCAACTGTAACTATAAATGGAAAACAAAATATAGCAATTATAGCTCCTGCAAGAGGACAAGAAACAATATGCGAATTAGCAGGTGGACGAGGATTAACATTAGGATCAACTAGCACTGGTTCTATTTCAATAGCCAATTTACAAATTGAGGGGCTTTTTACTTTATCAGGTTCAGGCAATAATTATTTTACTGATGTAGATGTAATTTCAGGTATAACAATAACAGCTGGAGCATCGGGTAATTATTTTTTTAAAGATTGTAGTATAGCAGGACTTATTACAGTTCCAAATACTTTTGCTGGTGCAATAATTTTTAATCAATGTAACATGATAGGAGCAACATATTCTTTATTAAATGTTAGTCCATTACAAGTTCAATTTGCTTTATGTATAAATTTACCAGTATCAAGACCAACAAATGCTACTTATGGTTTTGGAAATAGTGATGTAAATACAAAAATAACTCTTAATACCAATTTTATAAGAGATACTAACAACTCAGTTGGAACAAATGGTTATACTTTATATTCAGGAGCAACTGGCGTATATTGGGATGTAGCAACTTTAGGACCTCAAGGAGCAACGGGACCTCAAGGATTACAAGGTTCTCAGGGAGATGTAGGAGCAACAGGAGCTACTGGAGCTACTGGAGCTCAAGGAGCAATAGGTCCTCAAGGTTTACAAGGGGATACTGGGGCTACTGGACCTCAAGGACCTCAAGGAGTAAAAGGAGATACTGGAGACCAAGGACCAGCAGGAGTTTCTTCTTTCGTTTATAATTATCAAGCTGATACTAATAGTCAATCACCTCCAGTAACAAATGGATATATTGAATGGAATAATGCGAATCAATTATTAGCAACTCATTTATATGTTTCTCATATTGATCAAACTGGAAATGATGTTGAAGTCTTATTAGGTTTAATTAATGCTGGTGATGTAATCGTAATTCAAGATAAAACTAATTCAGCAAATTATCAAAATTGGGATGTTATAGCAGTTTCTATTGTTTCAAATCAATATATTGACTATACAGTTTCATTAGCATCATCTACTCATAGTTTTTCTAACAATAACCAAATATTATTTATTATACAAGCAGTTGGACCAGTTGGTCCTCAAGGACCAGCAGGACCTCAGGGCTTACAGGGAATACAAGGTGAGACAGGGGCTACTGGACCTCAAGGACCGCAGGGCTTAAAAGGTGATACTGGAGACCAAGGACCTCAAGGACCTCAAGGAATACAAGGAGCAACAGGACCTCAAGGACCGCAGGGCTTAAAAGGAGATACTGGAGACCAAGGACCTCAAGGACCTCAAGGAATACAAGGGGCTACTGGGGCTCAAGGACCGCAGGGAATACAAGGCATACAAGGACCTCAAGGACCGCAGGGAGAACAAGGTATTTCTAATCCAAATTCTACTGCTATTCAAATAACAGATACTAATTTAAATTCAACCTATTATCCTACTTTTGTTTCCGCATCAGGAACAGGACAAACGCTATATGCTGACATTGCTACTGGACCATTTACATTTAATCCTCAAACAGCAACGCTTACCGCAGGAACATTTGTAGGAAATCTTACAGGAAACGCAGATACGGCAACCTCGGCTACATCAGCAACTAATTCTACCAACGCAACTAATATTGCTATAACATTAGACACCACTACAAACGCAAGTAAATTTGTTACTTTTGTAGGAGCAACAACAAGTAATCAGGCTCAAACTGCTTCAACTGCTCTAACATTCAATCCATCAACAGCAACATTAAGTTCTACCAATGTAACTGCTACTACATTTACAGGTGCGTTGTCAGGAACGGCTACAAATGCTACTAATGTAAATGTAACAAATAATAATACAGCAACAACAATGTATCCAGTATTTAGTGCTGGAACTGGAAACCAACCTTTATTAGCCGATACTACAACAGGTCCTCTCAGTTATGTCCCCAGCACTGGTATTTTATCATTAACTCAATTGAAATACCCTTCAGGAACATCAGGTCAAGTTCTAACAAGTGACGGAACTGGTTTGCTTTCGTTAGCAACGCCGTCAAGTTCTCTTACTTACGTAACTGGAACTTTTGTAGGAACAGTAGGAGCTAATGTTCCTATTACATCAGGAACACCTTTTAATGCTGGTAATATTGTTTTAACTGCTGGAACTTGGATTATATTCGTAAATCTTCAATTCGGTCAGCCTTCTGGAAATATAAATACTATTAATGTAAGAACTGGTTTATCTAATACTGGTGCTTATGGCGGTTTAATTTATTACCAAGATAGTCCTTATATTCCAGTGAGCGGTAGTTCAGCACCAAGTTATCCACCTTTAACTACTGTTGTAAGTCCAACTGGAAGCACTACATACACTTTGTTTATAAATATGACTTGGACGCAAGTATCCGCACCTACTTTTACATATGAAAGTCAAAAACGCTCATTTGTTGCTATTAGATTGGTATAATTTCTCAACATATAATAAATGGTGGATAATGTAACGATTTATGGAATTGCAACTTTAGCGGCAGCAACTATGGGAATTTGTATAAGATATACTTTCAAATCAAAATGCAGTGATGTAGGATTATGTTGCGGATTAATACATATAGAGCGAGATATAGAAATGGAGGTAAAAGCAGAACAAGCCGAATTAGACGCAGGAGTAAAACCTGAGGATAGTCAAAGAATTTAAGGCAAGGTTTATTATATAATCTATCTTAATTATATAATAAATGGATAAGTATAGCATATTATCGCAATATAGTGACCCAGCAATTGTTATGAACAATGCAAAAAAATATTTAGGAAATGATATTAAAGTATATATTTCTACAAGACCAACTAAGAAATACATGATTCAAAGACCTGATAAAAAATTTATTCATTTTGGACAATTTAATCCACCAATGGAGGATTTTACAAAGCATCAAGATAAAGATAGACAACGACGCTATTTAGCAAGAGCAACTAACATAAAGGGTAATTGGAAAGCAGATAAATATAGTGCCAATAATCTTAGTTTGAGAATTCTATGGAATTGGAATGGTAAAAATACCATTTAAAACAGCTTAAAGATAAATCATTAGATAAATATAATATGGAAGAGTGGAAATGTTGTTTTGAAAACTATGAAATATCTAATCTTGGAAATTGTAGAAGAAAATTAATATCTGGAGATTATAAAATTATTGGAGGTTCTATTCTTAATAGAGGTTATAGATATTTTCAAATTAATAGAAACGGTAAAAGAACTAACTATTTATTTCATCATTTAGTAGCAGAACAATTTATAGGTGAAAGACCTGAAGGATTAGTAATAGACCATATTGATAGAGATAAATTAAATAACAATATTAGCAATTTAAGATATGTTAGTCAGAACATAAATATGAGAAATACTGATAAGTATTTAGAACATATACAAGAAACTGACCCTAAAAAAAGAGCTATTATAAGAACAAAGGAATATGCTGAAAAAAACAGAGAAAAAGTATTACAAAATAAAAAAATTTATTATCAAAATAATAAAGATAAACTATTAGAATATAATAAAAATAATAAAGTTGATGTTATTTGTAATGAATGTAATACAAGCAGAACAATTACAAAAAAAACCTATAATAGAGGCATTCGTTTAGGAGTAAATATTTGTAAAAGGTGTTCTTCAATAAAAAATTTACCGAAGTAGTAATTCTAATAAAATAAATTATTAAGACAATCCTATACAATCTTATCTTTAAATCAATTTTTTAAATAAATAAACTAACAAAAAAAATATTTGTTTATATATATTATAATGCCAAAGAAATCAAACATTACTTTAAATATTGCAGAAATTAAACCAACTTTAGAGGGAACTGGAATTATTAAGGACATAAAAAAATCTGTTAAAAAAGCAGGAAAATCTGCTTTAAAAGATGTTAGAACAGCTGTATCAAAAGGAGAGGATTTAGCCCAAGAGTCAATTGATAAAACAAAAAAATATTTCAAAGCTGTCGTTTACGGCAGAAATGATTATCCCCCGAAAGTTAGAAAAATATTAAAAGATTATGGACAAGAAATTGTAAGTGAACTAACAATTAAGCGAACTCCTGTTTCAGGATTATTGACAGGTGCATTGTCTTTATTTTCATTAGGGAAATTTGGAAAAAGAATGGACAAGTCATTTGATGAATTATTCCATTTATTTTTAGAAATTAAAACTCAATCAGGAAAACGATTAAGCTTAGAAAAAAATGAGGTTATTGATATGAATTTAAATCCTGCAGAAAGACCTAAAACAGAGGTAAAAAAAGTAACAAATAATTTGCCACAAAATTTAAGTATTCAAACAATGCTTGATAAAACTAAAGAATTAATGGGAACAGAAAAGTTCTTTGCTTATTCTGCAATTGACGATAATTGTCAGGATTTTTTATTGAATATATTTGATGCTAATAATATTGGTGATGAATCAGATTTGAAATTTATCAAACAAGATACAAAACAACTATTTAAGGACTTGCCTTATTTAGCCAAACTAACAAATGCAGTAACTGATTTGGGTGCAAAGGTAAATGTTATAACTGAGGGAGCTGGTGTTGCTAATTATGTTGTTCAAAGTGTTGTATTTTCAAAGGATAAATGGACTGCACCAAAAGCAAAGAAATGGTTAAAAGAAAACCAATATAAAGTCCCAAAGGTAGATAAGACAGATACTCAATTAAGATTTAGACAAATAGAACCAGCTAAAGTAGAATCTGATGGATTTACAGAATATAGAACAAAAGAATTAGGAGATTCAGGAATTTCTTTAATTCTTGTTTATAAGAAAAATAAAATCTCTCGTAAATCTATGAAAGGTAAAGGAGCTATTCCAACTCAAGTGTTAGTAGAAAAAGGATTAATAGGTGGTTCTATTTGTAAGATGTGTAAATGCAAAATGGAGGAAATGGAAGGTGGCAAACTAAAT